CCGCGCCTGCGGCGTCGAGCCTCTCGCGTGGCTACGCCATGTCCTCACTGAACTGCCCCAGCGACCTCACGACGCCGATATCGACGACCTGCTGCCATTCAACTTCGAAAGACACGCCTGACCCGCCCACGTCGTTGCGGTGGGCTGTCTCGTCCAGCGTCAACTATGATGGCCGCACCGCATCCGGAAACGGCGTGCTACGAAATGCGCGCTTACCTCGCTGGGGTAGTTGTTGCTCGACATGGTGGACGCGGCGCGCTGGCCCGCTTGTTCCAGCGCCCAGGCGTTGAAGATGCCTTCGGCGAACCAGATGCTTGGCGCGTCGGCGAAGTCTTCCATGCAAACGTCCGGCCGCGACCATGCCTGCCCTTTGTACGCCTTGCGCGGCGCGAAGTGCGCCTTGCGATCGAACCGGCCGGGCTGGTCGATCAGGCGTTCCCACCAGCTGCCGCCGGGCAACGGGAAGCGGACGGTGGCCGAGCCGATGTTGCGGGTGTCGTCGCGGAAATACTCCTGCGAGTACGCATCGCGCATGCCCATGAGGTTGAGGCCGCGGGCATCGGTCAGGTAGGCGTCAGCCGCCGCGTTGGGGTTCTGCGGCGTCTTTTTGAACCGCTTCGACCACGTGTCGAAGATCTCAGGATAGAGATCGCGGATAGAGGATTCCCACCCGCAGCGGTTGGCCCGGCCGCACTTGAGCACCCACGGGCTTTCGGAGCGGGTGTAGACCTCGCGACCGTCGCATTCTGGACACTTGCCGCCTTGCAGCCACTCGCCCTGGTCCTTCTTCCACTGGAAGTCGGTCTTCAGGAGCGGCATCAGTTCGCGGCGAATATCGTCTCGCATTTGCATGGGAAATTCGGGTCTTTCGGCAGGGATCAGGCGGGCGACAGGGCTTCGCGCGGGTAGACTTCGACTTCGGGGAGCATTCCGCTGCCCCGCCAGACTTCCACGAAGCCCCGGCGCCGGTTGCGCATGACGTTGGGCGTGAGGACGAGACCGGTCTCGGTGGCGGGAACCCAGCCATCGGGCGTCCACCGCTCCGACGAGATGATCACCGGCTGACCGATGAAGAATGCAGGGCGCCGTGCGCTCATGCTGGCACCATGATCCAGAGGGCGGCGAAGGCGCAGAGCAGGACCGGCGTCGCGGCAGTGAGGGTGAGAAAGTCGCGCCGGACCTCGCGGGGCGCGAAGCGCCAGAGATCGCAGCAGGCGGCGAGGGTGGAAGGCTTCACGGCAGGCCGGGCGGGCCGGGAGACGTGAAAAGTGCGGAACTGGCTGGACGGGATGTGCAGCATGGTTTGGCTCCGGTGGAGTGCGGGAAAAAGGCAAAGCGGGGGCGTTCCCGGAAGCGAGCCGGGTTGAAGGCATTCGGAAGTGTCAGGTCAGGCCAGCGCGGCCTTCAGATCAGGTGCCGGCGGCGCTGGTGTCCGGCGCCGGGGCAGGGCCGTTGTCGTTGTCGGCCCGGTCGTTCGCGGCCGGGCGCCACTGCGTCATCGGAAGGGTGTGCAGCGGGTTCGGGTAGGAGCTGGCGCGGACCGTGCGGACGGCCTGCATCTCGACGACGAACCGGTGTCCGCAGACATCCGGGTTTCGGCAGTCGTAGTAGACCTCCCGGAATGTCGCGCTCGACTTGCCGGAAGACCGCGCAAATGCGCGACCGCCGCAAGCCGGGCAGGTAACGTGTGGAAGTTTCGCATGACGTGACATTGCTAGATGTGCCCCCTAGCTTCGGCCCCGGCGCCATTGCCGGGCAGAAGTGCTTTCAACCGACCGAGAAGGCGCGGAATGACCGCGTCCGCTTCTTGGGTTTCGGCAATGGCGCGGTAGATTTCGGCGGGCGTCGAACCCGGCTGAAGCGCCTGGATACAGTGGCTGATGGCGTCGCCGGTTTCGCGTGACAGCAAGGCGATGTCCTCGGCGAGCGCGGTGCGGCAGGCAACCGGGTCAACGGCGGCAACGTCCATCTGCAGCATGTAGCTGGCGAGGATCGGCGCCATGGCGCCGCCAGCGGCCACATAGGCGCGGTCCAAGGCGATTGCCTGATCGAGGGTCGGGGTGCCGTGTTTGTCGCTCTCGCTCCAGTGGCGAATGGTGCGAACGGACCGGCGGGTGATGCGGGCGGCGGTTTGCCATCCGATGACGCCAGCAACCGTGGTGATCGCGAGCGAGAAGCTGAGCGGGGCGCGGGTCTTGGTCATTGCCCGTCGTCCATGCGTTGCGTTTCAGCCTGCCGAGCGCAAGCGACGTCTGCCGTCGTGTTCGCTACATGATCGGCTGAACGACCAAGGGGGAAGACTACGTGTTCGGCGGTAAGCGGCACACCAAGGGCAATGCCCTTTTCGAGAACCTCGGCCTGCTTCTGAGCAGGAATGTGGCCAGCGCGCTTCCACGCCATGATTTTGCTCGGACTTTCGTCCAGAGCGCGAGCCATAGGGCGGATGCCGCCGAACAGATCGAAGATTGACGTGAGCCGTTCCATAGACGGCGGTGTATTCAAATTTTATACGACATGCAATCCATTTTGAGGACTGACTCTGTCTAATTTTTCAACACAGTCCCGAGCATGAAAAGTGCTGCTGAAAAATTGAAGGAATTGCGCCTTTCTGCGGTTCCGCCGATCTCCATCCGGAAGATGGCGGAGGAGGCAGGGATCGGCTTTCCACGATATTCGTATTTCGAAGATCCGAAGCGATATAAGAAGCGCGAACTCCCGATCGACGTGACGCGGCAGATTGCAGCGGTACTGTCGCAGCGCGGCGTTGATCCTGCTGAAGTGATGTTGTTGGCGGGCCTCAATGAAACGGAAGCGGAGCCTGAGGGCAGGGCTGTGGAAGCCGCGCGCCCGGCCATTCAGTACGTGTCATTGCAGGTGGCGCTGCCTAGTGAAGCCGCGCTCCGTGAGATGTTCGCCAAGCTGCTCGTTCTTGTTCCTGAAGGGGCGTCCAGGGACGAGACTGCTGAAATTCTCGCTCGATGGCTTCCATCTGGCTTTGCAGGGATCGGACCCTATCTGCCCGATCCGGGTGTGGCCTCGTCGCCTGCAAGCGACGTTCCTCCTCGATCTGACGCCACAGACGATCGCGAATCGCCACGACCGTAGCGCAGCCTACGCTGCACATCGGACAGCCCAAATCGCAGCCCGGCGTCAGTCGCAGCACGTCCCCACTCACTCTGTTGCACCTCTGCGTGTTCCTGATTCGTTCTACTACTGGCGATGACAAATCGTGTAGGAAAGAGGCAATCGCCTCTGGCCGAAAAATTTCGTGTAGACAGGCAGATAGGTGGCAGCTTAGCCCCGTTCAGGATTTCTGAACGGGGGGCTCAGATGAAAAAGTTTGTTCTCGCGGGCGTGGCCGCGATCGTTCTCGCTGCTGGCGGTTGGTACTGGCTGTCGCCGGGGCTGGCCATGAAGGGCCTGAAAGATGCCGCCTTGGCTGGCGACAAGGAAGAACTCCGGGATCGTGTCGATTTCCCGGCGATCCGTGAATCGATGAAAAGCCAGATGCGGGCGATGATGCTCGCCGAGATGGCCAAGGAAAAAGACAACCCCTTCGCGGCCATGGGCATGGCGTTCGCTGGCGCGATCATCGACCCGATGATCGACGGCATGATTTCGCCGGACGGCATCAAGGTGATGGTTGAAAGCGGGAAGATGAAAAATCCCGACAAGTCTGCTGCGGAACAGACCAAAGGTAAAGAAACCTACTGGGCGATTGAACGCCGAGGTTTCGACCGTTTCACGGCCCATCCGAAGACGAAGGAAGGTGAGAAGGTACCGACGCTCGTCTTCCAGCGCGATGGGCTGGGCTGGGATTTAATTGACATCGAAATCCCGCAAAAATAACAACAAAGTAATATTTTATCGAGCGGTAATTCAAAGCAAAAAACATGGAGACTGTATGAGCACTCATTCTTGTGATCCGGTTGATCCAGATCCATTTACCATTGCTCAAACGCTGTTTGGCGCAGCAGCCCTTGTGTTGCAATTATTGGCAATGCGAAAAGATAAGCCTTCGGATAGTAATTACTCGCCACCGAGCCAGAACTTGCTTCATCTCGAAACCGCAGTCGACAATATGAGGGCGAAGTCGCAGAAAATTCTACGGACTTTGGACCACGGCGTCAGGGATGTTGACGGAAGTTTTTATGACCGCCCGTTTCGCGTAGGAACGGCGCCGATGATGCTAGATTATGCAAGCCATCAGATCTTCAGCAAAGAGTTGATGGAACTATCGACGGTCGCCGGACAAATGGGATCGTGGATAAACCACGTAATTGCAAATGAGCCTGAACTCGCATCTCGACTTGGAGCGCGATTGCATCAAAATCTCGGAGATATCGTAGATCGCCTCAATACCATCATGGAAAAAGGTCTTCCTAATCGCGAAGCGGTGCAGGCAGAAAAAGAGGCGATTGATGCATTGTCTACAGCAATCGAGAGCGAACTTCGCCGTCGCAATTAAATGTCCCTCGGCTTCACAACGATGCCGATGTCTTCGGTAAGCAGAAGATTGGCGTAGAAAGGTGTTTCCAATCATCCTGGTGCTATTTCCGTCCGCAGTTCGCTGGTGAATCCGCCGCGATTATCCAGGCGGTGGGTCACTTCGGAAATCAGCCACATTGTCGCGTCGATCTCATCCTTGAAGCCTGCGGCCTTTACGCGGGCTTCAGGGAAGGCATCAGGCCGCCCCAGTGCGAGCCGGATATCGAATGTGGCCGGGGCGCGCTTCAGGCGGTCGCGCTCGGCGACGGCAGCGCGCTTGGCGGAAGCCTCGTCCGGGTAAACCTTCCGGATTTTCTTCGCGCCATCTTCCTTACCCACGGTGAACGTCTTGCGCTTCGCGGCCTTTTTGTCGTGCCAGCAGGCCGTAACGCCCTGTTGACCGTCGCGCTTCTGCCGCTGCCAGTTGTGGCCATCACCGCTGGCCTTGGTGATAGAGAGAGTGGGCAGGGCCTTGCCGGTGCTGGTCAGCCCGGCGCCCTTCGGCGCGAAGATCAGGTTTTTGTCCTTGATCGTGGCGACCGCATCATGTTCGCGGCCGAGGCGGCGCAGGAAGGCGATATCACTTTCCCGGCTCTGGCTGATCGACGGCAGCGCGATCGAGGCGAGCGAGGCGGTGATGCGCGCGGCCAGCCCGTTTCGCCCGGCAACATCGCGCAGGACGGCGCCGAGCGTCGTCTTCTTCCACGATTGCGAACGGCGGTTGCGGATGGCGCTGGTGAAGTCTGCCGCGCGGGCCTTGATCGTGATCCGATCCGGCGGGCCGCTGTGCTGGACATCGTCCACCTTGAAGCTGCCCTTGTCGATCAGACCCACGGTGACGTCGCGGCCCTGTTTCCAGCCCAGCTGCAACTTGAGCACGGCACCTTCCTTCGGGATCGCGAGCATGCCGTCCGTGTCGCTCAGCACGATGTCCAGCTGATCCGCTTCGTCGCCGCGCTTCTCCGATAGGGTGAGCGATACCAGGCGGGGATTGATGCGGTCGGACAGGTCCTTGCCGTCCAGCGTCACGCGCCAGTCGGCCATGTTGTTGATGGCTTCGCTCATGCCGCAGCTTCCGTGGAATTGGTCGGCGCGGGGTCATCTACGCGCAGAAGGTCGATGCCGAAGTCGATCCGGCGGGGGGTGCCGTCCGCCATCAGCACGGCATGGCGCTCGTCGATCGCAGTGATGACGTAGTTGCCGAACACCATGCCGTTGCCGCTGACGAGTGGCAGTGCTTCGCCTGCGTCCGCCATCTCGCGCAGTTCGTCGAGCGAGACGCGGCCGTCAGCGATTTCGGTGTAGACCGCGCCGGAAAGGCTGATCGTTTCATCGCCGGGGCCGACGAACTGCGTAGCATCGCGCGCGCCGACGCGGCCCGATCGGGCATGGCGCCAGTCGGTCTTGCGCTGCAATTCGTCGGGGCCGAGTGTGCCGATCTCTAACAGGAACATGCCAAGGGCAAGCAGATGCATGGTGGGTTTCCTCAGTCGTCGCCGAAGCCGCGCCCGCGCCGTTCGCGCTCGATCTGCTCGATCGCCTTGCGGACCTCATCGGCAATGTCCTGGCCCTGTGCGCCGCCGGTAACTTCGATCTTGATGCTGTAGGTGATGGAGACGGGCGTCGGCGCGCCAGCAGGGGCGATGGAAGGCTGTGCCGCAGCGGGAACGGCGGCCATGGCGGTGCTGGCGGCGCCTGCCGCAAGCGCACGGCCCACCTGTCCCGAAATTTCCTTCAGGCGCGGCACCAAGCCGCCCGGCGAGAAGGCGCTCGCCATCCTGCTGCCCCTGTCTTCCTCTGAAGCCGATGCCGGGCCGCGGGAGAACTGGCTCGAATCGACAAGAACGGGCACTTGCTGGTCACGCGACAGTGCCGCGAGCCTGCTGCCCCGGTCATCGTCAGTTGGGCCTGTGACGCCGGGGAAAGCCTTCCCGGCGCCGATGAGGTCGGGAGCAGCCGCGCCGGGCGAGAACGCCTCGGTCATCCGGTTCGACAAATCGCCGACGCGTCGCAGCGGCGCCGCCGAGCCATCGGCAAGGCCTTCGTCCAGGCCTTCCATGACGAAGCCGCCGAGGCTGGCAAAGACACGCGAGGGTGAATGGATGCCCAGCACCTCCTTGAACCAACTGACGGCCGAGTTCGCAGCGCCGACGATCGTGGATTTGAGCGCAGACAGGCGGCCGGTGATGCCGTTGATGAGGCCCTGCATCAGGTCGCTGCCCGCCTGTGACAGACGCGAGGGCATCGAGACGCCCAGCCAGTTCATCAGTGCGGCGAAGCCTGCATAGAGCAAACCCATGGGCGAGAAGTTGATCAGCATGGCGGAAATCCCGGCAATGCCGCCGTTGAAGTAGCCTTGGATCTCGGTCCAGATGCCGCTGAACCACGTCGTGATCGCGCCCCAGTTCTCGTAGATCAGGTAGCCCGCCGCCGCGAGCAGACCGATGCCCAGCACGATACCGGCGACGATGCCGATCAGCGGTAGCATGCCGATGCCGAGCGCCGTGGCGGCGGCCGACAGCACGGCGAACGGCGCGACAAGCCCGGCGAGGATGATGGCGCTGCCGCCCATGATCAGGAAAAGCCCCGCGAAGAGCGCCGTGGCGAAGGCAAGGGCGCGGGTCAGCTGGGGATGGCGCTTGGCGAAGTCGGCGATGCTTCCGGCCCATGACGACATGTAATCCGCCGCCGAGGAAATCATCGGCAGCAGCTGATCGCCGACCGTGGTCGCCAGCGACTTGGACTGGATCTGGAGCCGCTTCACCTTCTCGGCGCCGTCATTCATGCGGTCGGCGAAGTCGGTGTTGACGGTGCCGTCGGCGCCGAGGGCCTCGGCGCGGATGCTCTGATATTCCTGAAAGGCCGACATAAGCGGGCGCAGCGCTTGCTGCACCTGCATATCGCCGAACAAGCTGGATAGCTTCGCCTGGTCGCCGCCGGTGGCCTTCTGGGTCAGGCGCACGATCTCCTCGATCGGGCTGCGCCCTTCCTTGGCGGCCTTCTTCATAGCGGCGGGAATGTCGATGCCGAACTTCTTGAAGTTCTTGATCGTGTCCCCGGCGTTGATCTTGGAAAGCAGGTTCTGAAGGTTGGTCGCGGCACCGGCGGAATCGCCGGCGCCCTTGCGCGTGATCTGGAGCGCGGCGGCAAGATCCGCGACGGCCGGGATGCCCTTGGAGCCGAGGCTCTGCATGCTGGCGGTCAGTTCGGGGAAATACTGCGCCATGTCCTTGACCTCGAAGGCGCCGCTCTTGCCCGCCTGGGCCATCACGTCGAGCGCCTTGCCGGTCTGGGCGATCGGCACCTTGAGGTTGTCATAGGAGGCGAAGGTTGCGCGGCCGAGATCGTCGATTTCCGCCTTGTACGCGGTGGCGGCGCGCCCGATCGGCGTCATCATGTCTACGGCCTGCTGCGCGCCGAGGCCGAAGCCAGTGAGCGTGTCCACGCCCTTCTGCAGATCGGAGGGCAGCTGGTTCACTGCCAGCGCGGCCCGGCGCAAATCGAGACCCATCAGGCGCCCAGCCTCGCGGCTCTGGTTCACCTTCTGGTTGATATCGGTCATCACCGATTCGAATTCCATGGCGTCCTGCACGGCCCCTTCAAGCGGCCGCGCGATCACCATGCCGGTGCCGATCGCTGCGGCGCCGCCCGCAGCGAGACCGGCCGCCGAACCCTGCACTTGCGAGAAGCGCGAGCGGGCAGCGGAGAAGCGGCGCTCCCGGTCGGAGACTTCCTGAAGGCGGCGATCCTGACTGCGCAGACTGTCGTCGGTCCGCTCGATCTCGCTGCGCAGGCGGCGCTCCTCGCCCACGAGGTTGCGGGTCGAAACACCGGCCTCCGCGAGACGGCTGCGGACCTCGGTCAGGCGGGTTTCGTGCTGGCGGTGCTGCGCGGTCAGGCGCTCGGCTTCGCGGCGGGCGCGGTCGAACTCGGTCCGCATGGCGCGGGTGGGATTGGTCGTTGCCGCCATGGCGCGGCCGAGTTCGGTGGCACGGGCACGGGCCTGCTGCATGGCGCGTTCGCTTTCGCGCATGCCCTGTTTCAGCTGGCGGAACTCGCCCACGTCGGCCTGCGCGCGCTGCAGGCCTTTCAGCTGGTCGCGGGTGGCCTTCAGGGTCTGCGCAAGCCGGGAGGAACCCGAGGCAGCGTCCCGCATCGGCCGGGTGAGCCGGTCGGCGCCCTCCATGAGCACCCGAATGCGCAGATTCCTGTCAGACACTTATCGTTTTCCGTGCTTCGGTGAGGTGCCGGCAGACCCGGCGCGCTTTTCGGCTTTCGCGCGCCAGATCATGAGTTCGGCAATCGGCCACCCGTCCATCTCGGACGGCGGCCAGCTGAAGACGCTGGCGATGTCCGCCATGGCGTCGGTTACGTCCGCTGGGAGAGATCCTGCTTCGCGCCCTTCGGCAGCAAAAAATCCATGACTTCGCTGCCCAGCTGGGTGAGGTCGGCGGGATCGAGGTTGGCGATATCCTGCTTCGACAGCATCGGATCGGTGATGCGCGGCAGCAGCGTTTCCAGCGCGCCGTATTCGAGGTTGAGGAGGCCCGACAGCGAGAGGCCGCGCAGCGAGCCGGACTTGGGCTTGCGGACAAGCACGGTCTCGATCTTGGTTTCGCCGCGCGTGAACGGTGCGTCGAGCGTGACGGTGCGAACTTCCGGGGTAGCGGCGGTGGCGATCGCGGTCGATGCGGCCAGATTGGCCTTGGTACGGGTCATTGTGGATCTCCGATGTCAGAATAGATCGGCGGGGAAGGGGAAGCGGCCCGGCGCGTGGCCGGGCCAAGGGATCAGAACATGCCGAGGGCGTTGCGGCGCGCAGCGAGCAGGTCCACGCCGTTGACGGTCTCGACCATGTTGATCGGGTCAATCTCGATCTCGGTGCGGCCATTCCAGACCAGCTTGTAGTAGGCGACGGCCATGGTGACCTTGAAGTCGCCGACCGTGCCCACTTCCTGATCGCCGAACTCAAGCCCAGGGAACCTGCCGCGCAGGATCGCTTCGACGGTGTCGATTTCTGCGGTGTCGTCGCGCTGGTAGTTTCCAGCAAAGCGCATGTAGACGCCGTCCACCGTGGGCGTGCCCCACTGGCGGACGATGTCACGCATTGGCGCGGTGAAGGTCATGGAGGCTTCCATCGCCTCCATGCCCATGTCGAGCGAGACCTCGCCGCTCATGCCGCCGCCGCGATATCCTTCCATCTTGCGATTGAGGGGCGGCAGGCCAACGGTCTTTACTTCGCCTTGATAGTCATTGCCTTCGTTGAACAGCATCATGTCCTTGAGGACGCGTCCAAGTCCCATGGCGGGCTCCTATGATCGAGTGGAGAGAAAGGGCGGCCGGATCAGGCCGCTTCGGCCAGCTGGTTCGCGAAGTCGGCGAAATAGCTGTCGGTGATGCGCTGATTGAATCCGAGGTCTTCGAGCGGCGGCGGCACGGTGTAGTCGTAGTCGATCCGCAGCTTGCCCGCCTTGAGGCTGGCAGTGCTGTTGTTCGCCTCGTCGTACCTGGCGTTGAAGCCGAGCACGATGCCCTGCGACTTCAGCTGGCGCCCGAAGCCGTTGATGGTTTCGACGATGTCCTTGACGAGCGCCGGGTTCAGCGGCTTGTCGATCGCCCAGAGCATGCCCGCAACCACGGTATCGGCGAGCAGCTGGGCGACGCGCACGGTGCTTTCGAACTCGAACAGCGGATCGTCCGAGCAGGTGCGGTTGCCCCAGAAGCGGAAACCGTCATCGGTGCGGACAAGCGCGGTGACCTCGGAAGCGTTGAGGAGGTTGGCCTCGCTGGTGTCATCCTCAATATCCCAGCGAATGGGCTGGGTGACGCCGACGACGCCACTGACGGCCACGTTCGAGAGCGTCTTGTGCGGGCCGGTCTGGGTGTCGATCAGCGCGCGCAGGCCCATGGCGTAGGCGGCGGCATAGCCGGTGACGTTGGTGCTGGTCGCGGTGTCGAACAGCATGAAGTCCGGCATCAGCAGCATCAGTTCGCGTGCGGAGAAGCTGGCGCGGTAGAGCGTAGCAGCGGCCACGGTGTCTCCGACAACGCGGGCATAGGCGAAGCCGCGCAGCTTCTTGGCGATCGCGACGAGGGCGGTAGTGACGGCCTGCGTTTCGAGGCCGGGCGTGCCGAGGATCTTGGGCTTCACGCCCAGCTGCGACTTGGCGTCGAGCAGGGCCTGCATGCCGGTTTTCTTGCCATCGGCCGTCGTGGTGCCGATGACGTTGCTGGCGGTCTCGGCTTCGTCGGCGCCTTCCTCGACCCGCACGACGACGACGACGGCGCGGGTTTGGTCGGCGATAGCGCGCAGGGACTTTGCCAGCGTGCCGTCCGTGCCCGCCTTGCCGATCGCGGTCTCGATGTCGGTGATGAGCGCCGGGGAATCGAGCGGGAAGGTGGTGGCGTCGGCGTTGGCGCCGGTAGCGACCAGGCCGATGATGGAGGTGGAGACAGCGGTAAGCGTGCGGGCGCCGTCGCTGATCTCGGTGAGGGTAATGCCGTGCTTGAAGGCCATGAACAGGATCCTTGGTTAGAGAGAGACGGGCACGAGAAGGCGGGAACGGGCGTTCGACGAAGTGCCGGTGCGGCGAGTGTCGAGGACGACGACGGCAGAGCCGCGCGTTGCACCGGCCATGAGGCCGACCTGATCCAGGCGGATGCGGTCCTCCCAGCGGGTGAGGGCGATGACGGTGGCCGCGTAGATCCGCAGGATGTTGGCGCGGCTCATGGGCTGGTCGATCAGGTCCGGCACCAGCGAGCCGAATTCGCGGCGGCCGACGCATGAGCCGATGCGGGTGCGCAGGATGATTCCTGCCGACTGGCGGATATCTTCGTCGCCCTCGATCAGTTCGCCGGTGGTTTCGTTCATGGCGCTCATCGGTCGAGTCCCGAGCCAAGTTGAAACCAATCGCTCGGATCTCGGACTGTGAACCAAAATGGCTTCCAGTTGCCGGTGCGAATCGCGAATTTTAACCAGACGAGAAGGCGGCAGTGGCGAACGCGGTGGCGCCACTTGATCTTCCAAGGGTCGGCCATCAGACGGGGCCTCCGCTTTGGGCGGCGCCAGCGGCAACGCCGGTATGCTTGTGGGTCTTGAGGCTGATGCCGCCGCCGATGACGTCCTCGGAAGCAGTGACCTTCGCGTTCACAGTCACGTCGTCGTTGAACGTGACGGGGCCGTTCCATGTGGTTCCGCCAGGCGCGTCGATCTTGGCGGTACCGCCATCCGGCAGGGTCACGGTCAGCGCGTGGGTCGCGTGGTTGTAGGAGATGATGGCGCCGTCGGGGAATTCGAGCTGGAAGAGATCGGGGTCCGACGTGCTCGGCGAATTGGCGTCCGAGTAGATGCCAGGCAGCACAAGGCCGTTATCGACATCGCCCTCGGGGCAGAGGACTGCGCACTGTTCACCTGCGGAGGGCGGGCACCAGAGCTTCACTCGCCCGGCGAGCAGGGCGACCCACGGAAGATCGCCGGTTTCGAGGTCACCCAACTGTACGGTGCAGGTGCGCGCGGCATGGTCGATGGACGCGACAGTGCCCACCTGAATGACCTCGCCGGTCAGCTGCTCATGATCGTTGGATTGCGCCATGGTGAGACCATGGCGCGAGAAGGATCAGGTTTCGCCGGGCTGCATTTGGACAGGCGCTTGTCCAAATGCAGGAACGCGACGGCTGCAAGCTTTAGCTTGGAATTCCCAAGTACGAATTTAAGGCTCCCGTCAGAGCTGCCTTCGCAACTTCAAGCGTCATTTCGCCGCCCTTTTTTGCGATTGATACCGCTGCTTTTGCGACCCACCCCTTCAACTTTGTCGGCAGAGCTTTCTCGGCTTTTGCAGCGCTTTCTTCCGTAGAAAGAAGGCCAGCCAGTTCTGTGACAGTAGGCGCCGCGACTCCCAGAGACTGCAATCGGTCCGAAAGTGAATTAAAGTCACCCTCGATGATGATCTGATTTTCAGCAACGTTGATTGAATTTCCCGCATAGCCCCCAATAGCTGCGGATCCACCGTTAATTGTCGTGTGAAAGATCTGTGTGACGGCTGGCTTGATAGCTTCAACCTTACCTTCGGTAATGGCGGCATCCACGTCCACACCATCGCTTTCAAGCTCTAGTGCGAATTGAAGTAGTCTGGTCCTCACGGTATCGATAATTTCCACAAGCGAGGACATCGGTATTTCTTGCCATGCCCGGTTAAGCGCATATCCATCCAGAAACGAACTTTGGTATTTAACTACTAAATCCGCTGGCCAAGACATTGCAGCGAAGCCAGATGCATCTTTCGCGATCATGCCCTCATATGCGGCTACACCCTGTCCTGCATAAGCGGTCGTTGCCCACCAACGATGCTCCTCGCGCATGACAAAAGACGGTATCGGCTGATTCGCGATCTGCGCACCAAGCGGCCCCAAGAAGTGTCCCTTGGCCGTCACTTTTATGATGCGATAAGGAGGCAGATCATCGTTATCGATTCCTTTGTATCCTTGAAGTTCATTGGTCACCCATGACTTCAATTCATCGTGCTTGAGGCGTGACGCCAAGATCAGGCACTTACGTAGGATGGTCGATAGGGGAACGGTGTGATCCGCAGCTTGGTCAATTATGGTTGAGAGCACGAAATCTCTTTCATCAATTTCGGCCGCAGCGAACACCATTGAGCTGTGCGATGCAAGTCACGCTAACCTTGCATCAACTGTAGGGATGCGCGCGCTTAGCGGAAAGCGTGGCGCGCGCATCGAGGTTCAATCGTCGTTGTCGGCCAGCTGGAAATTACTGATCAGCACTTCGCTTGCCGGGCGCGAACCGGCGCCGACGCTGTACGTCGTGTCGATCGGCGCCACGATGAAGCGCTCGAACGTCTCGCGCACACCCTCGTTGTCGTTGAGCGACATCAGGAACTTGCCCTTGATGCCCGCCAGCTGGTCTGCCAGCGCGGCGAAGTCTTCGCGGGTGAAGACGTCGGGGCCATAGTCCTTCTCGCAGGCCCAATAGGGCGGATCGAGATAGAACAGGGCGCCCTCACGGTCATAGCGGCGGATGAAGTCGCTGTAGGGCAGGCGCTCGATTACAACGGATTGCAGGCGGTCATGGATGTCGGCGAGCATCGGCTCGATCTTGCTGACATCGAAGCGGGCCGGACTGGATGCATCCACACCGAAGGTCCGGCCGGACACCTTGCCACCGAATGCCAGGCGCTGGAGGTAGAGGAAGCGCACGGCGCGCTGCAGGTCGGTCAGCCGCTCGGGATCCTGACCAAGCAGGCGCGCGAACTCGGCTCTGCTGGTGACGCGGAAGCGCAGCATATCGACGAGGTAGGGATAGTGCTCGGTCAGGCAGCGAAACAGGCTAACCACGTCGCCGGAAATATCGTTGATCGCCTCGGCCTTCGGGCGCCGGGTTCGGCGCAGGAAGATGCCGCCCATGCCAACGAAAGGCTCAGCGTAACTGGAGTGCGGAGTGCGGTCGATGATGGCGCAGATGCGCTTGGAAAGGTTCCGTTTTCCGCCGATGTAACCGGCCGGGGGAGAAACGGGGCGAACGAGAACAAAAGGGGTAGACATGTGATTGATCCTGCACGATTGCCCTTCCGCGCCTGAGACGCGGAAGGGTGCTCGAAGGGGCAGGCGTGCTGCCCGGAGAGTGCGAGTGCAGGCTCGCTGGTTTCGAGATGCGGGAACATCCGAGACCCCCTTCCGTAAAGGGGGAATTGGGCGGCGTGAAGTGCCGCCGATCACTTACTCAGCAGTAGCGGAATCCGCGGCGTTTTCGACCGGCGCTTCCGGTTCCGGTGCAGGCACGGTGATGACGCCGAGGCCAATCTTGTGGGCGACGCCGAGCGCGACTTCATCCACGCGCGCTTTGGTCGCGGTCTTATCGTAGCTGCCATCAGCCTTGAGCGCGGCGTTCACCGTCCGCTCGTGCTTGATATCGCCGCTGGTGAAGGTCACCGGGACGTTGCGCAGGGTGCTGTCATAAGCACCGATCTTGATTTTCAGGTCAGACATTCAGGTTCCTTTCGGCGGGGGCCACCGGCCAAACGACGGCGGCCAGATCAATGGTGGTTTCGGGAAGGTCGCGCAGCGCCTGGCGGTAGACGCACCAGGCGGCGCGCTGATCGTCGGTCAGCGGGACATCCGCCATTTGCGAAAAGTCCGAGGCCCGCAGGCGCTTGTCGCGCTCCATCCGGATCAGCGCGAGCATCTCGTCTGAAGGCGGCACAGGAGCTTCCACCACAATCGGACCGCCATCGGGTCCGGTGACGATGCAGAGGCCTGCCTCCTGTGCGGCAAGAAGCGAGCGATGCAGGTCAGCGTCGATCGGGAGGACATCGGCCGGAAAGGCGGCGTGAAGCTCGCTGTCGTAGAAGGCGACAGCCGAGGGGCTGAAATAGATCATGGTCAGACAGGTCCTACGGCGAAGTAGCGGCAGCCCACGCTGGCGATGCTGCAGCGCGCGGGGAATGACGATCCGGTAATGCCGTTGCTCGACCACGTGGAAACGTCGCTGGCGGTGGTCACAACCGCCATGGTCACCAGGGTGTACGGCTCTTCGGAAAAGGCGATCGGGAAGGTGACGGTAATTGCCTGTCCGGCAGTGGCGGGAGACGTCCAGCGCCCCCACTGCAGGACCAGGCCGTTCGACAGCCGCATGTAGCCGCTGGCAGACTTGCTCTCGGCAATGATGCGCAGATAGTCGGAGCCTTGCAGGCCATCGAGCGTGTCGGCGTCGAGGCCGGAGCCAGATCCATCGTTGGCCGCATCCCACACGACATTGCCCTGCCGGGTGAGCGGCATTGCGACGTTGAATGGCCCCGTCTGGCTTCCGACGCTCCACACGACGGCATCGCCGCTGCCGGCATTGCGATAGAACACGATGTTGCCGTCAGTCTGCGCAGAGAAGCGCGCAATGACCGCTCCGGTCGAATTGAGCGTGACGGAGGCGTTGCCGGAATAGTTGATCGTGACCGGGCCGGAGATGCCGCCGCCCGCGCTGCTGAACGGCGTGTAGCCGAGGCGGGCCGGGATATTGGCGTAGTAGCTGCCGTCCTGACCATCGAGCAGATCGGCATCGAGGCCGGACCCGGAGCCGTCGTTCCCGGAATGCCACAACTCATAGGCCACGGTGCCCATCGACCAGCCACCCACCTTCCAGCGGTTGTCGGTGTCGATGCCAAGAAAGCCCGCGAAGGCGTTCGGACGCTCGAACGACATGAGCGCAGGGCCGCCCTCGACCGTGGTGACATGCAGCGCGGTCGTGGTGCTTGGGCGAGAGGCCAGCGGGCTGGTGTCGGTGTTGCGATAGCGGATCGTCGCCGTCAGCGTGTCGCCCGCCCGGTTGATCGGGCTGTAGCCCAGGCGCGATGGAATATCGGTGTAGTAGCTGCCCTGCTGGCCATCGAGCAGATCGGCGTCCAGCCCGGAGCCGCTGCCATCGTTCCCGCCATGCCAGACAATCTGCCCGTTCACGGTGATGCCTGCGCGCGCCCACAGATAGCCGTCGGGGCCGCAGTAGGCTTGGACCGCACCGCCGATGTAGAGACTCAGCGTGTTCGTCGTGCGACCGAACTGGAAATAGTCATACCCGTCGAAGTTGATGATCGGATTGCCGTTCAGCAAATCGATGTAGAGATTATCGTCCCGCCTGATCGAGCCGGTGAAAGTGTCTCCGGCGCGGTTAGCAGGCGTGAAGCCGAGGCGCGCGGGAATATTGGCGTAGTAGGCGCCTTCCTGCCCGTCGAGCAGGTCGGCATCCATCCCTGAGCCTGCACCGTCATTCCCGGCGTTCCAGACCAGGCTGGAATTGAACAGCATGGAGGTATCGGAAATGACGAGGCGAGCCGCGCCGCCCACCATGAAGGTATGGCTGACGATCGCGCCGTTCGAGGTCCGGAAACCGTAGCCCAGGCGTCCCGGTTCGCTGGCGATTCCCACAGCGCCAAGCCAATGATTTCCGTTTGCATCCGCGCCGAGGTAAGAGCGGCCGTTCGTGTTCGTGAAGGAAGGGACCGTGACGGGGCCGGTAAAGGTGTCACCGGCGCGGTTCGCGGGCGTATACCCAAGCCGGGCCGGGATGTTCACGAAGTAGCTGCTGTCCTGCCCATCGAGCAGGTCCGCATCCAGCCCAGAGCCGGAGCCGTCATTGCCCGAGTGCCACAGGTCGTAAGCCACCGCGCCCATCGACCATCCGCCGACCTTCCAGCGGTTATCGGTGTCAACGCCGAGGTAAGCAGCGAAGGCGTTGGGGCGTTCGAACGACATGATCGCCGGGCCGGTGCCGTTGCCGATCGCGTGAAGCGCCGCGAGCGAGTTCGGACGGGTTGCGATCGACGCGCTATCGTTTGTCCGGAAGCTGATCGTGGCGGTCACGGTGTCGCCCGCGCGATTGATGGGCGTGTAGACCAGACGCGCGGGGATGTTCGTGTAGTAGCTGCCCTCCTGACCATCGAGTAGGTCGGCGTCGAGGCCAGATCCGGCCCCGTCATTGCCGGGATGCCAGATTGCGCTGTTGCCGGGGCCAAACCGCGCGTCGAGGCGGGTCGAAAGGGCATCAGCAAAAGCGCGAGGGGTTACGGCGCGCTCAGTATCGGTTCCGGTGTTCGTCTCGGTGCTGGTGGCAAGTTCGACCACGCCCTTGATCTCGGTGGTGGCAGGCGGGTTGAGGAAGTTCGTGTTGCCGAAGGTCAGTTGCGCGGCGGCGATGTCGGCGAACTGGACGTCGATCGCGAGCAGCATGATCGCCTGCGACGACTTTTCAAGGATCGGATCGGCCTGGCCGTAAATCGCGAACAGGGTGCCGTCGGCAAGGTAGAGCGCGAAGCTGCGCACGGTGTAAACTGACGTGCTTTCGTCGCGAACGATCAGGTGGATCGTGTCGTCAGCCACGACGTCGCCCGACAGGGTGGCGATGCGCTTGGTTTCGCCGGTCAGATTGGTGGCCGCAGGACTGGGCGCCACCGCGACGCCGGAGACGCCGACCTGCGCAATCGTGACGGCGGCGGTGCCGGTGTTGGCGGCATTCACAAGCGCGGCGCGGCCCGCGTTGGTGACGGTGATGGTGAGGGCCATGGGTGCTCCGGTCAGGCCGCCGGAGCCGAGCAGGACAGGCGGGCGAAGAGGGTGGGGCGGACAGTCGCGATGAGGCCGACGTCTGCGGCGGCGGTGATGCCTTGGGTGAAGGTGAAGTGGCTGCGCACCGGCTTGGCGCGGCTGACCTCGGCGATGACCTGATCGACGAAGGCGGCGCTGGCGGGCGCGCCCTTCTGTTCGAGGTTGAGCACGAGGTCGAAGGTGTGCGGAATGCCCTTCGGCTCCATCTGCCACCATTCGCGCAGGGCGACCGATCCGCCGAAGCTCTGGACCACCGCGCGCACGGATGCCGCCGTGCCCTTGCGCCGCGCGATCGGGATCGCCTGGCGGACGCGCTCGCGGCGGATCGCCTCGGGCCAGTCGGATGACCAGTTGTCGAGCGAGCGTTCCCACGCCAGCCACGGCAGGAACTGCAGCGGGCTGTCGTCGGCGGACTTCACCGCGCGGACGAGGATCGGGAGGTCGAGCATCTCCGAGCCGACCCGTTCGAGGGCCTTCTGCAATGCGGTGGAGCCGGGCGGCAGGAGCGAGGCGAAGGTCATTCGTCAACGCCCGCGTAGGTGACGTCAATCTTGGTGCAGTACGGGGCCTGCGTTCGCGAAATGATGATGTCGGCCGGGGGCTGGGTCAGCTGGACGTTCTGGACGCCTTCGACGTGCAGAGCGGCGTGGAGGCCGGACAGGGTGATATCGCGGCCGAGCCGGTGGCTCTCGTCGGTGTAGGCCTTGGCGCTGGCGAGCGCGGCGTCCATGACCACGCCGCCATCGGGGCCGGAAAACGTCTTAATCGTGCCCTCGACGGAGTAGGGTATGATCTGGGCAGACTGCGTGATGACATGGTCGGTCAGCGGGCGGATGTCCTCGCTGGACAGATACTCGCCGACATCCTCGATCAGATCTGCGCTTGCGGCGCCGCTATCAACCCGGGACAGAAGCGAGACGATGACTTCGCCCGGCCAGATCGCGCCGTCGAGCGCGGTGGTCATCGCCGTCACCAGCGCATTGCTGGCCGCGTTGGCTTGCAGGACGCCCAGCACCAGCGCGCGGATGTCGTCCGGCGCGGGGCTGGTGGCGCTGGCATCGAGCACGTCGGGGTGAGCCGACAGTGCGTGGTAGATGTAGGCGCCCTCGGGACCGGCGACCGAATAGCCCTCGGGTGCCAGGACAATGCGGCGCCGGAATTCGGTGTCGCTCTCCATCACGGCCGGGATGCCGAGCACGTCGTCGGCGGGGGTGATGGTGCGGCGGACCACGCCGAAACCGGCGGCGAGGTTGTCGAGGTCATTCTCGACGGCGTAGGCGACCATGACCGCTCGGACGGCCTCGTTGAGGCGCTGCAGCAGCAGCTGGACCTCGTAGGCGAAGACCTGAAGCACACGGGTCGATGGGTTGCTTTCGCGGCCGTCGAAATCGACGCCTTCTTCCGCCATCAGCGCTTTCATGCGCGCAAGCGCCCGCGCAAAGAGGGTCTCGAAATCGAGTTCCTCGACAGCGTCAGGCAGCGGAATGCGCGACAGGTCTACGGCGGTGAAGGTTGCATCGGCCATGCCGCCCATGTCGCGGCAGGCAGGGGGGCAGCGCTACCGGGCTGCATTTGGTGGAGCCGCCGTACAAAAGCGCAATCTGCCGAGGCAGCAAGCTGCTCGGAGCTTCAAGTCAGCCTTAGCATCCACTATGGCTTTTTGGACATGAGCTGATTGTAGCAAAAGGCAGTGTGTTCGGTGGTTTCAGGCCCAGAAGCGAGACACGAATCGAACTCGCTCGGGGGCTTTGGCCTAGCAAAGTAGGCCACGGCCAGGCAGAACACGATCCCGACCGCAAACTGTATTACCCTCGCTGTCGGAAAGCTTGGAAGCTGTACGTCATCTTCTAGCGCCTCGAGTGCGCGTCCGTGTTGTGCTACAGTATAGATGCATGCGCCTGCAAAGATGATCGCGAGGCAAATGAACAGAATGGTCATGAATACGCTCCCCTGAAGGGTCGCTGCCATAACCTTCGTTAAGACGCAAGATAACCGGTCTGATAGGGCATGCTATGCTGCTGATAAATGATCGTACAGCGCATCGAGCAAAAGTTCTCTATCCGCTGCCGTCACCCCGAGTATTTCTCGCTTGGGGTAAGGCACGGCCTTCGCGCGCAGGGAGGGCTTGTCGCGCAGGCCGTACTGGTGGACGCTGGCGATTTGCGCGACTTTGCCGGTAAACCCGACCCAGATTCCCTGATTGTCTACGCCGCTGCGCAGGAATCGCGCCGTTGCCAGGCGGCGGAACATCGCCCGGCGGCGGATGCGGGCGGGCCGCTTGCGCGCGCCGCTACCGCCGCGATGCTCCTCGGGCACCGGGAGCCACTTCACGATCTTGTCGCGCTCGAAAGAGCGGATGGCGCCAGCCTCGATGTCGAAGCCGGTCAGCATGTGCCCGCTGCCCCATGTGAAACTCTTCATCAGCACGCGGCGCGGTTCGCCGCCACCGCCCGCCGGGTAGAGGAAGCATGCCGGGCCGCGCCCCGGCTGCGCAGGCGTGCGCTCCCGGCGCGCTTCGAAGACGCTGCCGTCCGGCTGTTGCTGCGCGGCGATGCGGCGGCGCTGGCTGGCGGCGAGGTCGCGGCCCATGCGGCGCATCAGGCCGCGCTGCTCGGCCGCCGACAGGCTGCGCAGGAGAGCGCCAGCTACCCGTTCCAGTTCGGCGAGATCGTCGCTCATGCGGTGGGCGGTACGGCAGGCGTGAGCACGGCTTCGGGATCTTCGGTCTCGACCAGCAGGTCGGTATTGCCGAAGCCTTGCAGGAACGAGGCGTGGATACCCGCGAAGCTGTCGGGGAATCTGGGTTCGGGGATATGGTCGACGTCGTAGCCGCTGCCGTCCGGCCGGGGGATTACGAGCACCGGCTCGGTCAGGTCGATGGCGATCTCGATATCGAACTTCTCGGTGTCGAGCGGCTGCGCTTCGAAGCCGAAGGGCTTGCTGTCGGCGCGCTGCAGCAGCTGCGGCTGCTCCTTTTCTATCCATGCGAGGATCGGGACCATCAGCGTGTCCGGATCGGCGGCGAAGTCGAAGATCGTGACCTTGAGCGCGTAGCTGTAGGAGAACGACAGCGTCTTAGACCGGCGGGCGTTGATCTGGCCCGCGTCGATGTAGATGCTGAGGTTCTCCGGGTTCTTCTTCAGGTCCGGCAGATAGGCCGTGAGCCAGCGGCGCAGGTCATTTGCCTTGCGCATCGGTGCCTCCCGCGCTGGGCGTCAGCATGGTGCGGACCTGCCCCTGCAGTTCGATGAACGCGGCGCGGATCTGCCCGGCGACGTCGTACAGCGCGGTGAGGCTGGAATGCGCGTCGGCGCCGGTCATCTCGCCGGTGCTAGTGCGCTGGACTTTCGGCAGCGCCGGTGGCGGTGCCAGCAGGGCCGGGGACACTCTCGCCGTTGGCGATGGATGCGGCGCGGTCGAGCAGGCCGACACCGTCAGCATCAACGCAGACATTGCGATACACCGGCCGCTCAATGACCTTCTGGCTTTCATGGTAGATTTCCCTGACGTTGGTCTGCCGGGCGTATTCGGCGGCCTGGCTGCGCTCGGTGGAGGCGTCGATCTGGCCTTGCAGCCGGTCGCGTTCGGCCCGCGCGGCATCGTCCGCACGCTTCTGCGCGGCCTGTTCCTGTGCGCCGCCGACGCTGGTGCCGTAGAAGAAACCGCCGATGCCGGCAGCGCTCGCGGTGAGCGCCCCGGCAAGGACGACGTGGGAGAGGCCGAGCGTCACGCCCAGCGGCCCCGGATCAGCGCCGCCTGAATCTTGACCGCGATGTCGGCGATGTCGTCGGCGCGATCGGTGCCGTTGATGATGCGGCGGTCCTGCACGAACTGCTCGCGGGTGCCGGTGTCGGAGACGTGGCGGCTGAGGCTGCGGCCGGTGAACGCGCCGTCTTCCATGCCCTCGATGAGGATCCGCACCGACAGGTCGGGATCGAGGGCGAGGTCGAAATTCTTGAGCAGGGCGCCCTTGAGGCCGAGCGCCTTGTCCGCCCACTCGTAATTGCGGTCCCACGTCAGCTGGACGAGGCCGCGACCGTACTGCGGCTGACCATACTTGCCGGGTGCGGCGTAGGGCCTGCCCTTGCCGAGGCCCCATTCGCGCTGGGGCGTGAAGCGGGCTTCGTGCCAGGCGGTGGCAAGCGCATAGGCCAGCCAGCCTAACGGCCACGCGGCGGCGGATGCCAGAATCGCGTTGATGATGTTCACCTGTTTCTGATCGAGGCCGCCGGTGATCGAGCGGAGCGAAGCGAAGAAGGCGGCAGGGTTGGCGAGCGCGCGGCGCAGGTTCACGGGCATGGGGTCAGTCCTTCTTGGGGAGGAAGCGGTCGGCGAGGCGGGCCGGGAGGCTGGCGAGGGTATCGATCGCGGCCTTGGCCAGCTTGGGCGTGGCGTCGTAGGCGAGCAGGGCGATGCCGAAGCCGATCGACTGGGACACGAGGCCGCCCCATCCGGTCAGCGTGACGATGGCCAGCGTCGCGTAATAGCTGACCGTCGAACCGATCGCCCACTGGGCGAAGCGCTGGCGGTACGAGAGGCCGGGCTTCCATGCCTGAGCGACGGCCGAGCCGATCAGCGAGGGCGACAGCGAGCCGAGAAATTCAGCTGCGGCTTCGAAAATGGGGCGCAGTTCCATGTGTCAGCTCCAAAGCTGGATGAGGGGGAGCACGCGGTTCGCGCTGGTGGTGGCAGTGGCTGTTGCGGGGATCAGGACGACGGTGCCGAGCGGCAGCACCTTCCCGCTGTCGGCAAGGCCGGGGTTGGCATCGAGCACGCGCGTCAGTTCGCCCGGTCCCAGCCCGGCTTCGCGCCAGAGCAGCTGGTCGAGCGTGTCGCCCTGTTTGGACCGGAGGCGCTGCGCGGCGGCCATCAGATCAGGTCCACCGTCGTTCGCGATACGCCGAGGATGTCGCGCACGGCATGCAGGGCATCCCGGCGCAGTTCGCCGATCGAGGGCGTGAGATCGTCCGCCTGACTGCCGCCTGCGGTGGTCGTATCGAAGTCGCGGTAGCGCTCCACCAGTTCGGCCTTGGCGTAGAGGCTGACGGCGCGGTGATAGCGGATCAGCTGCTGGCTCTGGCCGTCCAGCTGCGGCGACGGCACATCGGCAAGCGTGGCGTACCCGGCGGCAATCGACCGCGCAGCGTAGGCGCGCAGGTCGTACTCCACCGACATAATGGCGCCGAGGATCGCTGCCCGCAGCCGGGGCGCAGTGATACTGCCCGAAATGCGGGCATCTGCGCGCACAGCTGCGAGTGCGATGTCGGGGAAGAAGCCGTCGTTGGCGATGACGCCTTCATCGGCGGGCGGATCCTCGATCGCATCGCACGGCGGGTTGGCGATGAAGGTCATGGCGCGATCAGGGCACTGTAACTGGCGAGACCAACTATCAGGGTGAGACGGCCGGTATGATAGGCCGCGAAGGCCCAGAATGCGGCCCAAGCGAGCGCATAGGCGATGTAGAGCAGCAGCCCACTCTTGCCCGGCACTGCGCGGAACAACGTCACTTTCGACGCCTTCATCGCTTGGGCCAGCGCGGCACTCGGCTTGCCCAGCAGCAGTGCAATCCCCAGCGCGCAGGCCAGTCGATGGACCATCCTGCGGATGTTGTCGGCGAAGGTGACGGCGAAAGCGAGTGAGGCAACGAAAAGGACGATCGTGACGAGGCTCATTGCAGGCTCCATTTCGGCCGCCCGGCTAACAGGGGTGGGGATCGGGTCAGCTGGCGGCCCTTCGGCTCGAAAGCCTCCCGCAGCGCGCGATCCGCCCCTGAGCGCCGGGGGCGAGCTTGTTACGCGGCAGGGTTGCCGCCGGTGTCTGTGGTGGACGCGGCGGCGCTGACAGCGGCCAGCAGCTTTTCCGCGCGCTTGACGCGGTCCTTCACGCCGATGCGATCGTGCAGGCGCTGGGCTTCGCGAAGGTTGATGAGGGCGCTTTCCAGAGGGGCCTGGCTGGATTCCGCTGGCGCGTCCTCGGCTTTGCGCAGCTGCTCGATGCCGATGGCCTTGAGCAGCTTGGCGCGAACCTGATCGTGGATGTCGAGGCCGATGGTGAGGTTATCGGCGGTGTCGAGCACGGACGGCGGGAAAGCCTTGCCGGTGTTCTGGACCTTCAAGGCGGCGTCGGCGATCTCTTCGACGAGGATCGTCGCGACATCGCGCTCGTAGCGCTTGGGCATCGCCACATGGTGGCGCAGCAAGAATTCCCCGATGGCGAGGGCATCATCATAGGCACCGACGTCGATCGACCAGACCATGCAGGTGGGAACAACATCGGCGGCGATGCCGGTGCCGACGCCTGCATCGGCGCTCATCACGCCAACGACCCACGCGTTGTACTGCGGGAGCATCTCGCGCTTGGCTTCGATCTTGCGGTCGATCGACTTGATTTCCTTCAGGCGGCGCAGATCGTGCGTCAGGCGCAGGGCGATCTCGGCGGCGGCCCGGTCGGCGGGCGTTGCCTTGCCCCCCGCTGCCGAAGGGAGGACGGCAGCGGGGGAGGCAACCGCCCCCGTGACAGGTGCGGTTGCTGCGATGATGGTCTGGGCAGCGAGTACGCGATCACGCTTAAGACGAGCGAGGCTCATGGTGATATCCTGTGACGGGAGCGGTTACGGGAGGGCGAAACCGGGCTATCAGCCGGGCTTCTTGGCCATCTTGATGTTCTCGACGAGGGCGCAGCGGCCGTAGTCTTCCACTACGTAGTCCTCGTTGACGGACTCGTAGTTTTCGATCTGGTCGAGTGCCGGCTCATCCTTGAGCTGGCGGCGGCGGGTCTCTTCCTGAACGTAGATCGCGAGGTTATCGAGGCTGGTGATCAGCAGCGAATCCTCGGGGAAGAACGGCACGATGACAGCGCGCTTGCCTGCCAGCTGCTTGGGCAGCGTCAGGATGCGGTGCGCGGCTTCGCGTTCGGTCGCGGTATCACCGGCGGCCTGCAGCAGGTTCAGGTACTTGTCCTTGACCAGTGCCCAGCCCACGATGACGACGAGGTCGGTGTCGCTGCGGTTCCAGGGATCGAGCAGATCGAGCGCGTCGAAGGCGACCGCGTCGAGGTTCGCATAGTCGGCCTTGGCGGTGTCGGCGTTCGTGACCTCGCCGTCGATCACTTCGACGATATCGACATCGGCAGCGACGTAGATCGCCTTGTCGGCGCCGTCCGTCAGGGCGCCGTCATCGAGCACGCGCTCGTCGGCATGGGTGCGGATCTTGTGCAGCCAGCCCTCGTTGACGTCCTGCAGAAGCGGATTGGCGGCGCGATCGGTGGTTGCGGCGGCCGAGGTGCCGTTGAAGCCGATCATGATGCGGTCGCGGCCCTGCTGTTTCAGGATCACGTCGCGCAGCAGCGTCTGGAAGTTCGGCTTGTGGCGCCACTGGTCGAGCTTGGCGTAGGGGATCGCGTGGTCGTAGTTGGTCTGGCGGCAGAAGTAGCCGCCGTCGTCGGTGGTGTCGGTCGGATCGCTGGGGGTGCGGCGCTCGCCGTTCTTGGTGTTGGTGCGCCCGGCCAGCGGGCGGGTGACGCCGACGCCGACCTTGTCGCCGGACTGTGCCACGACCGGCACCACGCTGACCTGCTGCAGGAATTCGCTCGATTCCTGGATCTTCTCTTCCAGCGTCTGTTCGACAGACGGGGCCACGCTGAACTTGGCAACGGTATCGGCTTCGTCGATGCCATTGAGTTCGGCAACGCGGGCGACGTACTTCTTGTAGGCTGCGCGGGTTTCTTTACGCATTTGGGGTGCTCCTGAGAGGCGCGAGGGGCTTGGGCAGGTGGGGGCGGGCCGATCAGCAGTCGGTCAGGAGCGCGGCATCGCCGCCGCCGCCGGTTGCAGGGTCGCGACGGAAATTCTGCGGCTGTTCGGTGGATGCCAGCTGCGCTTCCAGCTTGTCGAAGCGGGCGCCGAGGGCGGCGACAGCGTCGTTCGACGGCTTGACGGCGGCGGCCACCTGCTCGCCCATCACGGCGGCGAAGCGTTCGATGTCGGGAGCGTTGTCGTTGGCGGGTGCCGGGGCTGGGGGCGGCGTGGCTGGTTCCTTGGGTTTCTCCGACTTGAAGAGCGTGGAGAACGCGGCGAGGAAGCCGGACTTGGTCGCTTCGGCGATAGTCGCACCGTCGAGCGACGGCTCGATCTCAAGCTCGGTCTCGTAAGCCGAGGTGAAGAAGTTGGGGCGGGACTGGACGGCGAACTTCAGCGGTTCGGTGCCGAGCGATGCCGGGGTGTCGGTGATGGCGAGGCCGACGAGATAGCCTTTGCCTTCGCCTGCAAAATTGGGGTGAAGCTCGCAGCTGGTGTAGAGCTTCTGCCCCGCCTTGTTGAGCGCGACCAGCTGGTCGTTGGCTTCGATCTCGGCGACCAGGCTGAGCAGCTTCTTCGGCGCGCCGTTGATGGTAAGTTCCACCTCTTCGGTGCGCAGCGACAGCACGGTGCCGTAGGCATTGAAGGGCTTGTCCGGGCTGTACCCGGCGATGTGCTCGCAATTGATGCGCGCGGCATAGGTGGCGGGCGCGTAGCTGGCGGCAGCCTGTTCGAGCAGAGCGCGCTCGATGACGCGGCCATCGACGGTGGGGCCTTCGACGGCGACGCGGAAAAACTTGCTCTTGGCCATGATCGGTCCGGTTCCTTGAGGGTGCGGCGGGTTCGGCAGCGGTGTTGACCCGGCCAAAAGGACCGCTGCGGCGCATCTTCTCAAGGGCATCCATTTGGTCTGGCGCTGGACCAAATGGACAGCGGTGATTGACGGCAAAAACGCGGCGCATGGTCGCCGTCATGAGCACGCACGCGACCCTCCCTGACCCGCTGGCTTCCGCATGGAAGTTCGATCCGCGTCGCCACGCCCGCAGCCTGTACTGGCGCGGGTGGGGCGTGACGCAGATCGCCGACGAGTTCGCGCTGCACGGCGTGGCGAACGATCAGGGCAAGCCAATCCCGCGCCCGACGATCGAATCGTGGCGCCAGCGCGACAAGTGGGACGAGGCGCCGTCGATCAAGAAGATCGAGGACGGCATCGAGATCCGCCTGCTGACGCTGATCGCGAAGGAAAAGAAGACCAGCGGCGACCTCGTCGAGATGGACGCGCTCAACCGGTCGATCGAGAGCCTGGCCCGCGTTCGGCGGTTCGAGCAGCCGGGCGGGCATAGCGGCGATCTCAACGAGAAGGTCGGCAATCGCAACGCCGGGCCGCGCAAGGCGCCGAAAAAGAACCACTTCACCGAAGAGCAGGCCGAGGAACTCAAGCGTATCTTCCTCGACGGGTGTTTCGACTATCAGCTGCGCTGGTGGAAGGAGAAGGATCAGCGCACCCGCATGATCCTGAAGTCGCGCCAGATCGGCGCCACCTACTTCTTCGCCTTCGAAGCGCTGATGGACGCGATCGAGACAGGGCGGAACCAGATCTTCCTGTCAGCCTCCAAGGCGCAGGCCCATCAGTTCCGGTCCTACATCGTCAGCTTCGCCAAGCTGGTGGGCGTGTCGCTGGCGGGTGACCCGATGGTCATCACGTCCGATCTGCGCCCGCCGGAAGAGGCCGGGGCTGAACTGCACTTCCTCGGCACGAACTTCCGCACCGCGCAGGGACGTAGCGGCAATTTCTACTTCGACGAGTTCTTCTGGGTCCACTCGTTCGAGGAGCTCAACAAGGTCGCCTCGGGCATGGCGACGCACAAGAAATGGCGGAAAACCTACTTCTCGACGCCATCGACCATCGCGCACCCGGCCTATCCGTACTGGACCGGCGAGCGCCGCAACAAGCGCCGGAAGAAGACCGACCGGATCGAGATCGACGTCAGCCACCAGGCTCTTGCCGCTGGCAGCGTCGGGCCGGACCGGGTGTGGCGGCACATCGTCAACATCCGTGACGCGGATCTCGCGGGCTGCGACCTGTTCGATATCGAGGAGCTTGAGGACGAGTACGCGGCCGACGAGTTCGCGAACCTCTACATGTGCGAGTTCGTCGACGACAGCCTGTCCGCGTTCAAGTTCAACGACCTGATCGCGTGTGGCTGCGACAGCCTAGTCGAATGGGAGGACTTCAACCCGGAGGCCGCGCGGCCATATGGCAATCGCGCGGTCTGGGCTGGGTATGATCCGCAGTCGAGCGAGACCGGCGACAACGCGGCGCTGGTGATCGCCGCGCCGCCGTTGTCGGAGGGCGGGACGTTTCGGATCCTCGAACGACACCCGCTGCGCGGTCAGGACTTCGAAGAGCAGGCCGCCTTCATCAAGGCCATGCTGGGCCGGTACAACTGCACGTACCTGGGCGTGGACGCGACCGGCGTTGGCGCCGGTGTCTATCAGCTGCTGGCCAAGCCCGGCGCGCTGCCCGGCTGTTCCGTCGCCAAGATCGAATACTCGCTGGAAGTAAAGGCGGGCATGATCATGAAGGCGCAGAACGTGATCCGGCGCGGGCGCCTGGCGTTCGAGAGCAGCTACCTCGACATCGTCTCGGCGTTCGTCTCGATCAAGAAAACGCTGACCACCAGCGGGCGCAACGTGACCTTCAAGGCCGGGCGCGGCGGTGACGACGGCCATGCCGACATCGCGTGGGCGACCATGCACATCCTCATGAACGAGCCGCTCGACGGCAAGGAAAAGCCCAAGGGCACGATGGAGATTATCGAATGAGCAAGCGTAACCGTGCCCGCCGTATGAGCCGTCAGGAAACGGCGGAGGCATCGCCCGGCGCGATCGTCGCCGCCAATGACAACCGCGGCGTAGTGCAGGCCTTCACCTTCGGCGAACCCGAGCCGGTGCTCAGCCGGGCGACGATGCTGGACATGCTGGAATGCTATCACAACCAGCGCTGGTATGAGCCGCCGATCTCCTTGCATGGCCTTGCCCGCGCCTTCCGCGCCTCGCCGCATCATTCCAGCGCGATCATCCTCAAGCGCAACATGCTGGCCGCCAGCCTAGAGCCGACCCAATGGCTGAGCCGCGCGGCGTTCAAGGGCATGGCGCAGGACTATCTGGTGATGGGCAACGCCTATGCACAGGAGGTCCGCAACCGCCTCGGCGGCCTGTTGCGGCTCGACCACGCGCTTGCGAAGTATACCCGGCGCGGCGTGGAGTCGGGGCACTTCTGGTGGGTGCCGGGGCATCAGCCCGAGGTTGAGTTCGCGCCGGGCACGGTGCACCAGTTGATCGCGCCGGACGTCAATCAGGAGATCTATGGCCTGCCCGAATATCTGTCGGCCTTGCAGTCGGCGCTGCTGAACGAGAACGCGACGCTGTTCCGCCGCCGCTACTACGAGAACGGCAGTCACGCGGGCTACAGAGGTGGCCGGGTTGGTCTGAACAGGGATCGGCGACGGCTAAGTGGATCGTCTGCCGGTTGTTTCCTCGAACTGCCGATATGGGGCGTCATGCAGGGAGGGCGTAGCCCGACCGGAGTGACGC